TTATTCGTTTTTGATTCGTATGATGATCTCTTTGCGGTCAAGGTCAACGACCTTTTCGAGCTGCACACCGGTTTCGGTAAAGCCGCATTCTCTTGCTTCGGCAGAGCCGATGTTGATAGTGTAGCTTGTGATATGACCGTGGTTTCCGCGCTTCGGGGACAATTTGATTGGTTTTACTGTCATCTTAGACATCCTTTCTTGCGAGAATTATGATTGCGCACACGCCGCATATTGCTGCAAAAACGCTGATGATAATGCCAGGTATGTAACTGACGAATCTCGATATGCACCAAAGCGACATGCTTGCGACGATGAAAATGATTGCAATAACAGTACTTGATTTTTTCATAATCTCTGCATATAATAAGAGCGGAATGTTGAGCGAGATTTTCACTCGCCCACGCCATGTGGGTTTTCCTTCTTTTTTGCAGGTATTGATAAGCTCAATTATAATAGATAATATCCTGCAAATTGAAGTGATCAACTCATAAGTTGACATATGCATTACTCCTTTCATGGGGACTCGCGGGATTCGCTAGATGCTACTAGTTGTGCTCGCTGTACCCCTATTATAGCGTAGAGTAACGCTATGTTTACCAAAAAAATTAAAAAAATTTTTTATTTTTTTACACCCGAAAGGGTGTTTTTTTATTTCAAGTTATTAGGAGGTGAACCCATGACTGACAAGCAAAGGCGGTTTGCAGATGAGTACATCATCGACTGCAACGCGACAAGAGCATACAAGGCGGCTTATCCACGGATAAAATCGGATGATGCTGCGAGAGCCAATGCGTCAAGGCTGCTAACAAATGCTAATGTTAAAGCCTACATCGAAGCAAAACTCGATGAGCTGAGCTCTAAAAAGATAGCCGACGCGCAGGAGGTCATGGAGTACCTCACCGCCGTGATGCGCGGAGACAGCACGGCGAGCGTCGTGGTTGTGGAAGGTCAAGGCGACGGCTGCAGTGCGGCAAAGGTGCTGGATAAGCCGCCGGACGAAAAGGAGCGCCTGAAGGCTGCGGAGCTGCTTGGAAAGCGTTTTAGCCTGTTTAAGGATGGAATTGAAGTTTCCGTCAACGCGCCGCAGATTATCGACGATATAGGGGGCGGCTAACATGGCCGTCAGGCTTACTGACATAATCGCGCCGTCGTTTTACGAAGTGCATCGCGATGTGTGTGCCGGGCAGCATACGCATTATGTGCTTAAAGGCGGGGGCGGAAGCACAAAGAGCAGCTATATATCGCTTGAGATTGTCTGCGGCATCATTAAAAACCCTGATGCGCACGCGATCGTGTTCCGCAAAATTGCAGACACGCTGCGGGACAGCGTTTTTGCACAGATGCTGTGGGCTATTGAGAAACTGGGCGTGTCGCAGTATTTTAAAGCGACGGTCAGTCCGATGAAAATCACATATCTGCCGAGCGGGCAAACGATTATGTTTCGAGGTCTTGACGATCCGATGAAAGTCAAGTCCATAAAGATCCCGTTCGGCTATTTTCGTTATATCTGGTTTGAGGAATGGAATCAGTTTTCCGGGATGCGGGAAACTGATAACGTGCTGCAGTCGGTCATGCGCGGCGGCAGTAAATTCGATGTTTTTTATTCATACAATCCCCCCGAGTCGTTGCGGGCATGGGTGAATGATGAGGTACGCGTTGAGCGCGCCGACCGCCTGATACATCACAGCACATATTTGACTGTGCCGCAGGACTGGATAGGCGCGCCGCTGCTGTTGGAGGCGGAGCACCTGAAACAGCACTCGCCGGAACGGTATCGGCACGAGTTTCTCGGGGAAGTTACCGGCACGGGCGGCGAGGTATTCCGGAACATCAGTATCCGACCCATCAGTGCCGAAGAGATTGCGCGGTTTGACCGTATCAGGCGCGGCATAGACTGGGGCTATGCGGTTGACCCGTTTGTTTTTATATCGTGCAACTATGACAAGCCGCGCAGGCGGCTGTACATATACGACGAGATATACGCGGCGGGCATGAGCAACAGACTTGCCGCCGACCGTATAAAATCTCGTGGAGTTGCCGGCGAAATTATCGCAGACTCCGCCGAACCGAAGTCTATAGCGGATATGTATGAATACGGTCTGAGAGTCAGAGGCGCACGCAAAGGTCCGGACAGCGTGAAGCACGGCATAGAATGGCTACGCGACCTCGAAGAAATAATAATAGATCCCGCCCGCTGTCCAAACGCGGCGCGGGAATTTTCATCATATGAGCTTGAGCGGGATAAGGACGGCAATTATAAGGCGAACTATCCCGATAGGGACAACCACACGATTGACGCCACGCGCTACGCCACTGAGAACGACCAGCAGAATGTGAGGGTAACTTAATGATTAACAATATGGACTTGATAAGAGAAAAGCTCGCGTATCACCATACGGCTACGGACGATGAGATTATCAAAACCGTGCTTAAAAATGCGCGGGAAGACCCGGATTATCTGGCGGCATGCGAGGGACTCCGGTATTATCGCGGTATGCAGGACATTCTGCAGAAAGATTTCCGCGAGACGGTCGTCTACGAAGAAGACGAAAATAGCCCGGCGGGCATAAAGCGCGGCGGCGTTAAGATAATCAACGAAAACAATTCGAATCACCACAATGTGCATAATTTCCATGCGCTGATGGTCGACCAGAAGGTCGCGTACATTCTCGGCAAGCCGCTTTCCGTCTCTGTTGAGGGCGCAAATGACGGAGCGGGCGGTGCAGATGAAAGTCTGAAAGCTTTTGAGGACGCTGTCACCGCAGTGACCTCCGACGAGGCTTTTGTGGACATGCTCCCTGACCTCGCGACAAATGCGTCAAATTGTATCGTCGGATGGCTGCATGTCTATTACTCGGCAGCCGGCAAGCTTTGTTTTGTCGTTATTCCGACAACGGAATGTATTGCCTGCCGCGATATGAGCTATCAGCAGGTGATTACCGACTTTTTCCGCCACTATAAAATAACCGTCGTGCAAAACGGCACAGAGACGGAGCGGGAGCGGGTAGAGTGGTGGACTGCGACAGGGGTAAAGCGCTATGTCGAAAACGATGCCGGAGAGTTCGTGCTCGAAAGCAACAGCCCGCATTGGTATAACGAGCAGATAATCAACGACGAGCGCGTTTCGGTTGAGGCGAAGTCGTGGGGAAGAATTCCGTTTGTGCCACTTTATAACAACTCTGCGCATCAGACCGACCTTTCGCGCATCAAAGGGCTACTTGATGCATATAACCTGATATCTTCTGCGTCGACGAATAATCAGATAGATCTCGTCGAGCTCTACTGGATGATACAGGGATACGGCGGAGAGACTGCAAAAGCGATACAGCAGAAGCTGCAGATAAACAAGGCAGTGTCAATAAGCGATCCGTCCGGCAAGATAAGCGCGGAGCAGGTCACGCTGAATGTCACCGAGCGCCTCGCCTGGCTCGATATGCTGCGCCGGGACATATACCATATAGGGCGCGGTATTGATATGAACGATGAAAAGCTCGGCAGCGCGCCGTCAGGCGTCAGTCTGAAATTCCGCTACACCCTGCTTGACCTCAAGGCTGACCCGCTTGTCTCGAAGTTAAAGGTCATGCTGAAAGAGCTGTCATGGTTTATTACGCAGGATATCAACCTGAAGAACGGTACCGACTATGACTATACGCTTATCAAATACGATGTCCACAAGTCGATGATAGTCAATGACGCGGAGACGGTGGATATAATCCAGAAGTCGCAGGGGCTTGTGCCCGATAAGATGCTTTTAGCAAAGCACCCGTTTGTTGATGATGTCGCGCAGGCGTATGAAGAGCTGCAGAAGCAGCGCGAGGAAAAAGCAAAGATGTTTATCGGCGACGATGACGACAAGGACGATTCCGAAAAGGATGATGAATAATGCGCTCTGATCTCTATTGGGAGGAGCGGGCACTGCAGCGCGAGGAATATGCCCGACGTGCCTCGACACGGGGTATAAAGACAAAAACCGTCAAGTTATACGCCAAGGCGCAGAAAGACCTCGACGCCCGCATAAACCGGATATTTTCGCGTTATGCGGCAAACAGTGAATTGACGCCGGAAGAAGCTCGTCGGATGTTGAACACCAAAGAAGCGGAAGCGGAATTGGAAGCACTGCGCAAAGAGCTCAATAACATAAAAGACCCGGTCATAAAGAGAAAAGCACTTGCTCGTCTCAATGCGCCGGCATACGCCGCGAGGATAAACCGCCTTGAGGCTTTGAAAGCCAATATCGAGACGGAAACGGCATTGCTTGCTGACCGGGAGAAGCGGGAACTCAAGCGGCTGCTTGAAGACGTGAGCGGGGATACATACTATCGCAGCATATATGACACGCAGATCGGCACGGGATTAGGCTTTGAGTTCTCAGCCCTGTCGAAAGGTGCCGTAAACACCATAGTAAATGACCGATGGAAAGGCGCGAATTTTTCCGACCGTATCTGGCAGAACACATCCGCGCTTGCCAACAGCGCATACGGTATTGTGGCGCGTGGAATTATGACGGGAGCGGGTCCGCAGGTAATGGCGCGCCAGCTCGCCGACGCTATGCAGTCCGGAATGTACAGCTCGATGCGGCTGATACGCACCGAGACGAACCGTGTGCACAACGCCGCTGAAAAAGCGGCATACGAAGAGGAAGGCATAACGGAATACAGATTTCTCGCCACCCTTGACGGGCGCACCTGCGATGTCTGCGGCGCTTTAGACGGCAAGACTTTTCCGGTCTCCGAAGCGAAAGAGGGCATAAACTATCCGCCGCTCCATCCGAATGACCGTTGTACTACGACGGCAGTCATAGAGGGACAAAACCGAGCTGAACTCAAACGCCGGGCATTGGATCCCGAGACCGGGAAAACGGTGCTTATTCCGGCAGAAACGACATATGAGGAGTGGCTTGCGGATAATATAAATCCTCTTACCGGGAAGCTTAAATATTACCCGCCCAAGACTTTGACACAAGTGTCCTCCTACAACAGAGACCAGTTCGAGCGGTATTCGGCAGTCTTAAAAGAAAACGTGCCGGATTCTCTTGATGAATTCTTAAAAATAAAGTATAATGATCCTGAAAAGTGGAAGACGCTTAAAAGGCAATACCGCTTTGTGAATCAATACAAGATAGATTCAGGCAATTTCTCTACTGATGAAATCTTGCGGTTTGATAAAAAGGTTATTTATGAGAAGCGACTGAAATTTACAAGCGGATTTAAAAGAAGCGGAAACATTGCCGGTGCATATATCGATGATGATTTTGACAATATGTATTATGCGCATAGCGCTATATCCAAAGTGGAAGATAGCAGAGGATATAAAGGAACCGGAAAATTAGTTTTACTTAAAGAAGCTCGCCGCTTTAAATATATAGATGTTCCCAAAATGGACGGAACAATAAGAAAAGAAACCTACAATGATACTGAAGCAAAGCTCTTCGAGTTCTTCGCCGATTTGTATGAAGCGAGCCCTTTTAAAAAGATATGTATGCTTTCCGAACGCGGAATGTGCGATAGCTGTAAAGGGGTAATGCAGCAATTTAAAGAACTATACCCGGATGTTGAGGTAAATGTTATCTCAAACAAAAAGGTTGAAGGAAATGTTTGGAAAGAAAGGATGAGAAAAAGATGAAGTATGACCTTGATTATCAGTGGGCAAAAAATTTTCTTGAAAGCCGTTTAAGCACGGGTATACAGCCGAAAACGGGGGATTTGCTCGAAAACTCATATCTTACAGAATTCGATCAGGATATCCTCGAAGAAGCTGAGCGCCTTAACGCGGTACTTCCGCTGATAAAGTGGGAAGTGGACAACAACGATCTCAGCGAAGCCATGAGTGATGAGCTCTATCTCTACTATGAGGATTTGCTCAAAGGTCGCCTCGACGGAATACTGGACGAGGAAGAAGCCCCAATTATCATAAAAGACCTCACCGAGAGCTATATAAAAGCTTTTGGAAAAGATACTCTTGACGAAGAGGATCAATAATAAATAACAAGCCGCCAAGCGAAAGCGAGGCGGTTTTGTCATATCACAACATAATAATTACAGCGTTTTGCAGTCAAATGCAAAGCGCTGTTTTTATATCCAAATTTATCCGCCACCCGGAGCAAAATGGTGTCGCGCAATATTGGGACTGGCCAAGTAAAAAGGGAGCGCGGGAAAGGACAGACATGGACTGGCTTAAAGACATTTTAGGCGACGCACACACCGAGGACATCGACAAGAAGATAGCGAGCTATATCGGCAAGAACTTTGTTTCAAAAGCAGATTTTCGCGCCGAGTCCGACAAGGTCAAGAACCTTGAGGGTCAGATAGCAGAGCGGGACGGTCAGCTTGAAGAGCTCAAAAAGGTTGATACCGCCGGGCTGCAGGCAACGATTACACAGCTGCAGAACGAGAACAAGCAGGCTAAGGCTAAGTATGACAGCGATATCGCCGCCATGAAGCTTGACTCCGCTATCGATGCCGCTATTACAGCCGCCAAGGGCAAGAACGCAAGAGCGATAAAAGCTTTGATAACGCCCGGCAGCGTGAAGCTCGACAAAGACGGCAAGCTCGAGGGCTTTGACGATCAGCTTAAAGCAATCAGAGAAAGCGACGCCTATCTCTTTGACAAAGTCGAAACCAGACAGAGGGGCGGAGACCCCGACCACGGAGGCGGAGACCCCGAACCGGGCGAAGCCCCCGAAAACTATGCCGATTATGTGAATTGGCGCAAAAATCAGTAAAAACGGAGGATTTAACAAATGTCAAACAAATTTCTGACTCCTCAGATAGTCGCGAACGAGGCTCTTATGGTGCTCGAGAACAATCTCGTTGCTGCCGACCTTGTCCATAAGGACTATTCCAAGGAGTTCGCGCACGTCGGTGATACCATCACCATCCGCAAGCCCGCGAAGTTTTCCGCGAAGAACTTCGTCGGCGAAACCGTAGACCAGAACGTGAACGAGGGCAGCGTCAAGGTGACCCTCGACCATTTCCGCGATGTCACCGTTCCGGTCACTTCCAAGGAAATGACCCTTGACATCAAGTCATTTTCTGAGCAGATCATATCTCCTGCGGTGCAGGCCATATCCCAGGCCATCGACAGCGATATTATCGCCGAAGGCATCGCAAACGCCGGCAACACCGTGAGCGGCACCGCGAACGCGGCCGACCTCAAGGACATTGCCAACATTGCCAAGGCATTTGACCTCAAGGGCGTACCGATACAGCAGCGCAGACTGCTCGTCAACCCGACGCACAAGTATCGCTATCTGACCACGGAAAACCTCTCGAAGGTCGCATATGCGGGCAACTCCGACGCCCTGCGTTCGGCGGAGCTCGGTTCTATTTATGGCCTTGACACCTATATGTCACAGAATGCCCCCGATACCCTCGCGGCAACTGCGGGCACTGCGACCGCTGCAAAAGTCTCCTGCACCGCAGGCGAGACCAAGGTCGCACTCTCGGATGTCACTGCGGCGACCGGCACCTTTAAAAAGGGCGACGGCTTTATACTCGATGGCTATCTTTATAGATTTGCCGCCGATGCAACTGCCGCAAGCGGCGCGGTCGCTGAGGTCGCGATAGATCAGCCTATCCACCGCACTATTGCCTCGGGCGAGGCGGTCACGGTGTATCTCGTCAAAACGACTCATTCCCTTGCATTCCACCGCAACGGCCTTGCACTCGTTACCCGTCAGCTTGAGCTGCCTATGGGCGCGAATAATGCGGCTATTGCCTCGAGCAGGAACGGTCTTGCTATCAGAGTCGTATATGACTACGACATCAAGCACAAGACCGACCGCGTCAGCTTTGATATCCTGTACGGTGTCAAGACCCTTGACAGCGACATGACCGCAAGGCTGGTGGGCTGATATGACGGAGCAGAACAAGGCCGACCTCATAGCCCGGATGCGCGTGATGTTGGGTAAGGAAATGTCGCTGCCGGCTGCCCGGTATCTGCTGGACAGCGTCGAGTCAAAGGTGTTGCGATATACTAAGCGGCGTGAGCTTGTCCCCGGCCTTGATCTGCTTGTGGCAGAGATAGCCGCGCAGCGTTACCGCACGCAGCAGCCGGGCTCTACCGATGCGGCGCAGACCGTTGCAAGCATAACGGACGGCGACCAGAGCGTGAGCTTTAAGCACAGCGACTCAGACCTCGCCACAACGGCGGAACTGAGCGACAGCGAAAAGGTGATGCTCAACGAGTGGAGGAGGCTTTTCTGGTGAAGATCCCCGACGCCTTCAGACGCGCACAGCGCGCCGTATTTCAAGACAAAGCAGTCGAGCATTATAAAGCCGTCAAACAGACAGGAACGCTCGGCAGTGAAACAGTGAAGCCCGCAGAAACGCCTGCGGGCTCTTTTACTGTCAACTTCCGGCTTGTTACCGACGCTATGCAGGCGCAGGAATGGGGGCTGCAGTGCAACAAAGACGCCACCTTTTCAACATCCGATACGCTCGCTGTCGAGAAGGGCGACTATGTGAAATACGGTGGCGCTTATTACCGAATCACCGAGATCCAGCCGCACGACAGCCACACGCTGTATCTTTGCAAGGCGGTGAGCCGATGAGTATTGAAGTTAAGGGGCTCGGCGAGCTGGCGAAAAAGCTCGCAAAGCTCGGCGGCACTGATACCGCTATTTCAAACGGCACGCGCGAGGCGGCGCGAATAGTCAACAACAGCGCAAAAGAGTTGTGTCCAGTAGATAACGGCAACTTGCGCGCGTCGCTGCATACCGACTACAAGCGCGAGGGCAGCAAGCATATCGGCAGCGTATTGACCAATGTTGAATACGCCGCCTATGTGGAATTCGGTACGGGTCCTAAAGGTAACGGCACATATACTTATGAGCTCCCGGGCGGGATTCATTACAAGGCGGACAAGTGGCGCGGCAAAATCCCTGGTGTCGGCTGGCGAATGATAAGCGGACAAAAGGCGCAGCCGTATCTCTATCCTGCGCTTATAAACAATCGCGAAGCAATACTCGAGTGCTATAAGCGCGCGATACAACAGGAAATAAATCGTAAAGGCGGTCAGAAAAATGGTTGATATCGAACAGGTGACTTATGATGTGCTTTCACTCGCTGTACCGGGCGTGAAATGGTCTGCGGAATATCCGCAGAGTTTTGAACGGCACGGTTTGATAAAGCAGATGGATAACTCCGTTAAAATGCCATCCTCTTCGCGTCCGGATCATTTTTCCCGGATCGCCGTGCAGATTCAAGTGTGGATGGCTACGCCGGAGGGCAGGAACGAGGTCGAGAGGCAAGTCGACGATGCGATGCTCCGCCTCGGCCTGCTTCGCGGCTGTCCTAACCACCTTGAGGACGAACAGGAGGACGGTACGGTGTTATACCGCACCGTCCTGCTTTATAACGGAGTCTACGACAACAACACGAAGCGGTTTTACCGCAGTTAATAAGGAGGTAAGTACAAATGGAAGATTATCAGACTTCTATAGGCGTGATTCTGAAAATGGGCGCGAGCGCAGAAGCGGCAGCTGAAGTTCCCGGTCTGCTTGATTTTCCCGATATGCTCGGCGAATCGGACAAAATCGACGTGACCACGATGAAGGACACGCAGAGAAAGTATAAGCCCGGGCTTTCCGACCCCGGGGATATGGCGTTTACTTTCGGCTATGAGGGTATGAAGACCGGCACGAACTGGGCGACCCTCAAGGGAGCTAAGGATGCAGACAAGACCTTTATTCTGCTGTTCCCGGACGGTTCCGGTTTCACATGGACAGGCAGAGTGTCACTTTCGATGCCCGGAAAGGGCGTCGCAGAGGCGCTGACCTTTACTGCAAAAATCACTCCATCGTCGGATATAGAGGAATATACCTCGTCCGGCGGCTAAAGAACACATCGGCGGGGGAAACTTCGCCGAAAATTTAAAATAAGGAGACAACAACTATGCTTACTGCGTGTAATGCACCTTTTTATAGATTGACCGCCGGCGAGAAGGAGTACAAGCTCAAGCTCACGACGGCGACAAAAATCGAAGTGGAAGACCGTATAGGCTGCAGCCTGCTTGAAGCTCTTGACAAGCTGGCATACACCAAGGTCTTTGCAGTGACCCTCTGGGGCGCGCTGCAGAAATACCAGGCGAATATGACGCTCCCCAAGACATATGAGCTCATCGATGCGCTTGAAGCCGAGGGCTTTACCCTCGAGGACAGAGCGGACACATTCCTCGGCATTATGAAGGTGTCCGGTTTTTTTACACCGGAACAGATAGCGGACATGGAGCGGGAGGACGAGGAGCAGGAGATAGAGTAATCTTCTCCTCGGCGACCGAATGGGTCGCGGATCTCAAACCTCGCGCTTTTGCGGTCGGGATAACCCCGGACGAATTCTGGAACATGTCGGCCGGAGAGGTTGAGGACCTTATATCCACAAGGCAAAAGGCGGAAAATGAGCGGCGTAAATGGCAGTTACAGCTGATATGGAATCTCGGGCGGCTTAATTCTTTCGCGTTTAACGACCCGGAAAAATATCCTACGCTTGAAAAGGCGTTCCCGTCAGCTTTCGGCATGCAGCAAACCGGGTGGATGGTAATCAAAGCTCGGATGTCCGCTTATGCCAAATCAAAAAACGCCGCAAGGCACAGGGCAGGTGAGAAAAAATGACAGTTGAAGAACTGCAAGTGCTGATTACAGCAAACACCAAGGACTTTAACGCCAAGATTGATAAGGCGAACAAGAGGCTGGGGTCGCTTGAACAGCAGGCAACGCGCACGGGAGCGGGTGTCGGAAAGCTTTTTACAGGCATAAAAACTACCGCTGCCGTTGCGGTCATACGGGAAGTAGTAAGCGAGGTCAAGAAGTTGACGGACGCATATGCGGAAAACGAAGCCGCGCAGATGGGCTTGTCGAGCATATTGACCGCGCAGGGAAAAGACCTGAACGCCGCGAAAGCGTGGCTTAAATCGTATACCAAAGACGGTCTTATCCCGATGATGGACGCTTACACCGCGTATAAGAGACTCGCGGCGGCAGGGTATTCCGACGAGCAGACACAGTCCATACTGACCAACCTGAAAGACTCGGCGGCATTTAACCGTCAGGGCAGTATGACGATGGGCGAAGCCATCAAGAGCGCAGCCGAAGGTATCAAAAACGAAAACAGCATTCTTGTCGACAACGCCGGCGTTACAAAAAACCTGTCCGTTATATGGGACGAATACGCGGCATCGATAGGCAAGACTGCAGCAACGCTGACCGACGCAGAAAAGCGCATAGCCACGACACAAGGCATCATGCGAGAGACGGCATTCCAGACTGGGGATGCTGCGAAATATTCGAACACCCTCGCAGGAGCGCAGGCTGCTTTGAAAGCTCAGACAAAAATGTTGTCAAGTGCGCTCGGGTCGATGTTTGCGCCGGCTTTGCAGCAGTGTATCCCGCATGTTACGGCGTTGCTTGAAAGATTGACCGCGCTCGCCGAAAAAGCCGGGCAAGTCATGGCCATATTGTTTGGCACGTCAAGTGCAACGAGCCGGACATCGTCAAACACCGTCAAGCTTGCCAATAGCACACAGCAAGTGTCCACAAACCTCGGCAGCGCGGCGAAAAAGGCAAAGGATTATAAGAACGCTTTGCTCGGCATCGATGAAATCAATCGTCTCGGAACGCCGGATACCGGATCTGATAGCGGCAGCGGCGGAAGCAGCACAACGGTATCGAGCGGGGGAAACAATTTTAAGAGCCCATTTTCCAATGCTGACAGTGTTATTGACCCGAAGCTTGCGGAGCGTGCCGAAGAGCTGAAGCAGAAATTCAAGAAGGTCAGAGAAGAGCTTGAAAAATGGGAACCGGCGTTTATCGGAGCCGGTACTGCAATAGGTTCGTTCCTACTTATTTTTGAAGGTGCCAAGCTTTTCAAAAAGATAAAAGACCTCGGGGGAATTGTTTCCGCTTTTAAGTCTTTAAAGTTCGTGAGCAAGCTGTCTACAATAGGCGCGAGCATCAAAGGTGTTTTTACTGCATTAGGTACCGCGCTTGGCGCAAGTGCCGGAGCTGCGACTGCTGTAGGTGTTGCTGTGGTTGCCGCGGTAGCTGTGGCAATTGCGGCGGTGGTTTTGCTGATAGTCTATTGGGACGAAGTGAAAGCGGCTGCTAAAAAGGCGTATGACTGGATAAAAGAAAAATGGGCGTCTTTGGGCGAATGGTTCAAGAGTAATGTCTCCGAACCGATAAAAGAAACGTTTTCAAAAACATGGGATAAAATCAAAGATGTCTTTTCTCCCGCTACTGAATGGTTTGGAACTTTGTTCGGTAGCGTAAAACAGACGTTCGACGATGTTTTCTACGATATCAGCGTTATAGCAAAGGGTTGTTGGGAAATTGTAAAAGCTGCTTGGGACATAGCGGGATCATGGTTTAAGGAAACCGTAATTGACCCGGTTTCCAACTTCTTCGGCGGAATGTGGGAAAGCTTGAAATCAAAGGCAAAGGACGCCTGGGAGGGTGTTAAAACGGCTTTTTCACCTGTTGTAACTTGGTTTAAGGATAAGTTTACACAAGCGTGGACAGCAGTCAAAAATGTTTTCAGTGTAGGCGGAAAAATTTTTGACGGCATTAAAGAGGGCATAACTGCAGCATTTAAAGCTGTTGTTAATGCAATAATCGGAGGTATAAACAAAGTTGTTGCAATACCGTTTAATGCCATAAACAAATCAATCGATAAGCTGAGAAATGCAAATATACTCGGCTTGTCGCCATTTGCTGATCTGCGCGATATATCGATACCTCAAATTCCAAAGCTTGCAACAGGTGCGGTAATTCCACCGAACAGAGAGTTTATTGCGATGCTCGGCGACCAGAAAAACGGCACGAATATCGAAACGCCGGAGAGCTTGCTGCGAAAGGTCGTCAAGGAAGAAAGCCGCGGCAGTGATGGCGGCGACTGGCATATACAGGTCGTGCTTCCTGACGGTACGATAAAAGGAGAGGCTATAGTAACCGCTGTTCAGAGATATAATCAAAAGAGCGGAAGAACAGTTATTCCATGCGACATATAAAAAGCAGCCCCTCTGAAAGGGGCTGCTTTCAATATGAAACAAAGGAACCGTAGAGAACTTTATCTTCAATTTCCGCATATGTAAGACTTGTTCCTTGTGAAGCGTAAGACATCTGAATTACAAAATCGCTGCGTAACTGTGCGCCGTAGGAGTTTTGTGAGTCAACCCACGCGCTGACCGTAACAGTGTCTTTATAGCGCGATACAATCCATGCGCTTGTATCCGTGAGGTTGGGGAACGACGCGGCTGATGGAGTCTTGAGGTATTGCTTAACATGTTGTTCTGCCATGCCCTTGTAATAATTTGACTCGTAGGAACTGAGATAGTAATCTTCAATGTTTGCGAGGGCTCCGCCTTTTTTGGAGTTGAACAGCTCGACTCCGCCGCTCGAAATGTAACTCGTCTTTCCATTGGAAACGACAAGCGTTCCGGATATCTTATCGTTCGAAAACTTAAAGCTTTTATCTGTCGAGTTTGATGATAATGATTCAAAGTAAATCGGAGTGGAAATTCCCACTTTTTTAAAGTCGTTTATAACTTTTTGAGCCTGTTCATCCGAGAGGTCAGCATAGAGCTTAAGTGCTTGGACTGAGACGTCGCCAATATTTTGCGACGCAGCGGCTTCTGTCATCGGCGGCTCGCTCGTCTTGTTTTTGTCCTTGCTTTTATCTTTGCTTGCTTTCTTTTCTTCTTTAAGTTGTGATTCGGCGGCAAGCTTTGAATCATATTCAGATCTCTCTTCGGGGGTCATGTTGTTGTAGTTGGTTTGCGCCCCACAAAAAATAAACACATTAGATGCAACAAAGCAAATCAAAGCTGCAACGACAAAATTCTTGCGGGGTTTCTTCTTGAAAATCCGCACAACTGCAATTACTAAAAAGGCGATTACGCCTATCGCAGACAAAAGACCAAGTCCAAAAAGAACATTATCCATATTATTTTTCTCCTTTTTCTTTTTAATTTATCATATTTCATTTTTTATGTCAAGAAAGAAGGTGGAACAGCAGTGGCAACCGCTTTTAATCCCGGCGACAATCCGATAGCTACCGTGGATGGCGTAACTATGCCGGTATATCCGGACTCGGAGGACGGATATAAATGGGAGCTTGAGGACGCTTCTGCCAGCGACGCAGGGCGTACTGAAGATGTCGTCATGCACAAAAAACGCATAGGGCAGACCGACGCGGTAACGCTTAAGTTTTCCGGGCTGTCCATAGCGAACGCGAGCAAGATCCTGAAAATGTTCAACCCGGAGTATATAAAGGTCAAGTACTTAAATATGCTCGAAGGCGGATATGTGACAAAAGAGTTTTATGTCGGCAACAGAAGTGCGCCGCTGTACAACAGCAGTCTGAATGTTGTTGACAATGTGACCTTTAAAATCGTGGCGCGAAAGGGGTGATGTTATGTATCCAATAACTTCTGCCGGGCTTGCGGCTCTGCGAGAGGATGTGGTGCAGTCCGTCAATATCCTCTGTACGCCTACCAAGGGCACGGCATTTAATATCACCGACAAAGACATCATCGGCGCGGTAACGGTGGACTGGTCAAGTGTCACGGGCAGCAAGCTTGATTTGGGCTCGGCGTGTATGTCAGAGCTGAGTTTTACTCTTGAGAATACCGACGGCGCGTTTGACGACAAGGTGTTCGAGGGCGCACAGCTGTATGTCACTACAAGCTTTTCAACGGGCTCGACAACGGAGACAGTGCCTATCGGCTATTACACGGTGGACAGCCCTCCGCGCAAGCTCCGGAGCATCAAAATAACGGCTTATGACCGCATGGCGAAGTTTAACCGAGCCTATGATACTGAGCTTGTCTATCCTGCAACACTGTATCAGATAGTCGCCGATGCCTGCACAAAGTGCGGGGTGTCGCAGAAGCTTCCGACGAACACTTTGCATCGGGGTGTATCGATACCAAAACGCCCGGAGGCGGACAACCTGACCTATCGTCAGGTGCTTGTCTGGGCTGCGGAGCTTATGGGCGTGAGCTTGTATATTGACTATGACGGCAAGCTGACAGGCGGGTGGTATGCGACAAACGCCAAACACACGGTTATAAAAGCTTCAGATCGTTTTACTTCCGGCAATACCAATTTTGCCGAAAATAACATCGTGTTTTCCGGTGTGCGCATCGCCGGAAACGACGAGAACAAGACAGAGTACCTCGCGGGCACAAAGGACTATGCCTTTAACATCGAGGGAAATCTTCTTGTGCAGAGCGATATGAATCTCAGCACACTGGCGACGGAACTCAAAACCGCGCGATGCAGTCTTACATACACGCCTATGTCCTGCACTACACACTCTTTCCCGCACCTCAGACCGCTCGATGTGATGAGCTTTGAGACGGCTCAGGGGACGAAAAAGGTCGTGCTGACAAATGTCAAGTGGCAGTCACAAAACCGCTGTACTAAGCTCGAGGGCAAGGGCGAAACGGCAACGCAGTCGGGATATGCCACAATGGGCGCGTTTACACCGAAGCAGCAGGCGATACTCGAGCAGACCCGCGCTCAGCAGGCGGCGCAAATCAACGACTACGAACAGGCGACACTCGCGCTGAACGAGACCATCGCAAACAGCATGGGCCTATATGTCACGCGTAAAGCGGACAGCAACGGCGCGGTTATAACCTATTACCATGACAAGCCTACGCTCGAGGGGAGCAACACTATCTATTGCCGCAACGCCGGCGGTTATGCCTGGACTAATAACGGCTGGAACAACGGCTCGCCGAACTGGGAGTACGGTGTATCAAAAGACGGTGACGCGGTTATCCGAAGCATTGCCGCAAACAAGATTTCCGCGAGTTATATCACGACGGATATCCTTTCGTCGCCGACCGGGAAGTTTTCTTTTAACTTGGACACGGGTCACATCGAAGCTTCCGACATCAACATCACTGGCGGCGATATAAACCTTGACGGCGGTAGCCTGTCGATAGAGAGCGATGCATTTAAAACCGACTTGTCGGGCGGATATCTGCAAATGTACTACGCCACAAATATGGCGACGGGTACAAATTACAATTATTTGACTGTTACTGACGCAATGGTGGACAACTACTATTACGCGACATTTGCGTCGCCGTTGCCAAGCATTGATGGGATAAACACAAAAGGCTTTAGATTCGGCGAAAGCGACGAGAACAAAACCGGAATAATACATTGGCAGACTGATTATGCGCTTATCGAAAAGGCAAGAGCGCGGTTTAGACAGTGTGTCGAGGTCAACGAGATAATGACTGTTGACAGTAACGGCGAAAGTATAGGTTTTATATCTCACGCCCCATTCAGGTCAACGGATATAAGTGCGGAAATAGGTGCGACAAACGAAGCAAAAGCGTTTATGCAGCTTGCTAATAACTCAAAAGGCACAATTCCGGCGCGAATCAACATCTACTCAAGCGGTAGCGGCGGAGCGGGCATGAGCCTTGAACTTAAATCCGGTGGCGGGTACACTGGACGACTGTTTGTTGACAACACCGGTTTGTATGCGGAGTTTAACGGCAACGGTATTTACAAAAAACTTGCGTAAGGAGGTAAGTCTAATATGATAAAAACTGAACTCGGAAAAAAACTCGGTACAGCCAGAGAAACGGCAAGGCAGCTTGAACAGGAGACAAAACAGCTGACGAGTCGACTGGAATATGTCCGTACCGAGCTTATCAAACAGCTCGGTAAAATAGAGATGCTCAATGAAATGTTGCAGGAAGAGGAGACGGTAGACGATGCGGACAACCACGATAACGATTGATTATGCTCACCCGCGCGGTTATGAGATAGGTTACCAGGGCGAGAACAATATTGTAAATCTCGTCTTGCCTGTACCTTCGCATATCGAAGGGGCAGACGGTTACAGAGTGTATTTCGAATCCTCAGCCGGAGAATATTTGCAGACCGAGTTATTAACCCCTGTTGACGGATGTGTGACTGTCACATTGACGAGTGATATCATCCCTGCACCGGGGCAGATAGCCGCGCAGCTGGTGGCTTTTGCGGATGGCGATATCATTGGCAAAGCCCCCGTGGTTTATGGCACTGCGTTGTATGCGATACCAAGCGGCAGCACAGAGCAAGTGAGCAAATCGATTGAAGCAGAGATAGCCTTAAATTCCGCAGCCCGCCACACCCACGCTAACAAATTCGTCCTCGACCGCCTGTCAGACGCGGACGGAAAATTGCAGTTTGACGGCAAAGAGATATCGGGCGGCGGTGGCGCAGCAACAGCAGCAGATGTCAACTACGAACTGCCCGAAGAAGTCCAAACAGAATTTCCGTGGGCTGAGATTGAAGAAAATACCGTAAAAGCAGGACTTGACACGGCTATATATTACGCGCTTGCAGGTATGTACGCAAAATATATTGGCGTTACCTTGCAGGGCGCAGCAGGCACGGTTGATGTTAGCTTGCAGAATTTTATCAACAACACATATATTCCGGTTGCCAATAAAGCCCATGAACACGATAACAAGAGCATTTTAGATGAGATAACCGCCGAAAAGGTCAATATATGGGACAACAAACAAGCTAAGCCGTCGCAGGTCACAAGTGGCACAACGATAACACTTGCTGACAATACGGAATATCGCTTGACTGATGTTACAACGCTAACCTTGAACTATCCAGTAGGCGACTTCGAGTGCTGGATACGCTTAACCTTTGCGGCAAGCGGCAATGTCACGGTTACTCTGCCGTCAGGCACAAGGTACATCGGCAACGCGCCAAGCTTTGCAAACGGCGAGACGTGGGAAATGTCAATCAAAGACAAAATTTTGGCGGCGCAGAAGGTCGGTGAGGGCATTTGAACAGGCGCAGATTTATATGGCAAGAGGCGCAAGCGCAGAGCGGACTGCCGGATGGCTATACCGCATTGGAATATATCCAATCGTCGGGCACTCAGTATATCGACACCGGGCGCAAGCTGACGCAGGATTCTGATATCACCATAGATTTCAGGATAGTCGGTGAAATAAACAGGGACGCAGGCATATTCGGTTCGCGCGAGAGTGCGTTGAAAAATAATCTTACGCTGTTTCAAAACAAAAATCCGATTGTTTTCTCCGGCGACTTTTCCGAGTATCAAAAGCACCGTTTTGCGGCGGCTTCATCATTGGAACGAACAAAAATCCGAATGAACAAAGCCGGCGTGTGGGTCAATGATATTTTAAAAAAATCTTGGAGCGATGTCGCCGACTTCGAGACGCCGACAAACGGATTGATATTTGACGTCGGCAACAACAACTGGTCGGGCAATAAGGCTGTTATGCGGTTATATAGCTACACCGACGGCGATGCACAGCGGCTTGTCCCGTGTCTCAATGCAAACGGTGTGCCGTGCCTTTATGATCTTATAGGCAAAACGGCGCTCTATAATCAGGGCGCGGGCAGCTTCACATGGGGGTGAAAATATGATATACGGAAAACTGGTCGGCGGTGCTCTGCACGGTGCGCCGAGACCGATAAAAACGGCGGACGGCGACGTGTTTACAAACGACCCCGCATTGCTTTTGCAGTACGGCTACAAGCCGATAATCACGGCGGAATATCCGTCCGACGGCAAGTATTACATCGACTCGTGGACGGAGACGGAATCCGAGATAAAGCAGATTTGGACAGCCGCCGAGCCGCCCGAGGACATATCGGCTGACGAGGCGCTGGAAATAATCACAGGAGGTGCGGATATATGACACGGACGCAGGCAAAACGCTTCCGCGAGATGATAACAAGAGCCGCCGCGAAGCTGACAAACGCTGAAGCTCTGACAAGTATCAGCCTATTTGAACCGTGGAGCGGCGAAAAAGATTATTCTATCGGCGACAGGGTGCGCGACGGTGGAAATCTATATCGCTGCTACAACGCGATATCCGCCAATCCCACATGGCGTCCGAGCGTAACCCCAGCGCACTGGGAGCCTATCACTGTCGGCGAAGACGGCACGATAGATAACCCGATAACTGCCACCGAGGGCATGAGATATTTTAAAGACAAGTACTATATCGACGGCGGCAAAATTTACAGATGCACAAGAGACGACAGCGGCGGCGAGGGCACGGTTATGCACTATCTGCCGTCACAGCTTGTGGGCATTTATTTCGAGGAGGTGTGAGAGTGCTCTCGACAGATGAAATTTTACAGTTTATACAGGAAGATACGCTGAGCGAGAAAAAGTCGCGTGCCGCAGAAGGACTGAGATATTATGAAGGCGATCACGACATAAAACGGTACAAGCTTTTTTATTATGACGCTGACGGACAGCTTGTGGAAGACAAGACGCGATCAAATATTAAGATTTCTCATGCCTTCTTTACGGAGCTTGTAGATCAGGAAGTTCAGTACATGCTTTCCGGTAAAAACAGCTTCGTTAAGTCGGACATATCCGAACTCCAAGGCAAACTTGACGAGTACTTTAATTATAACGAAGACTTCATTTCTGAGCTGTACGAGACAATTACCGGATGTGTTGCCAAGGGCTTTGAATACATGTACGCGTTCAAAAACTCGGAGAACAAACTCGCCTTCCAATGCGCCGACTCAATGGGAGTAATAGAGGTGGAAAGCAAATTTACAAATGACGGCAAGGATTATGTGATTTACTGGTACACCGAAAGGATAAACAAAGACAGAGAACGCGTTAAGCGGATTCAAGTCTGGGATGACTCTCAGACTTATTTTTTTACTCAGATTGAGGATGGAAAGCTCGTTTTCGATGAAAGCTCGAAAGATAGACCGAACCCGCGCCCGCATGTGCTTTACAAGAAGGATCATGACGACAGTACGTATTATGAGGGACTCGGCTTTATTCCGTTTTTTCGCCTGGATAATTGCCGCAAGCAGTTCGGGGGGCTAAAGCCGATAAAGACTTTGATTGATGATTATGATTTAATGTCCTGCGGGCTGTCAAACAATTTGCAGGACGCATCTGAATATCTGGTTGTTGTCAAGGGCTTCCAGGGTGACAATCTGGAAGAACTGATAAAAAATATTAAAACCAAAAAGCATATTGGCGTTGACGGCGAAAACGGCGGCGGTGTGGACTTTAAAACCGTTGATATTCCGTATGAGGCGCGAAAAGTAAAGTTGGAGCTTGACGAGAAGAATATTTACCGATTCGGCATGGGCTTCAATTCGGCGCAGACCGGCGACGGAAATCTCACCAACATCGTCATTAAATCGCGTTATGCGCTGCTTGATCTCAAATGCAATAAGCTCGAAATTAGGCTCAAGCAGTTCCTCCGGAGATTGCTAAAGGTCGTGCTCAAAGAAATTAACGATTCAAACGGGACCGATTATCGGCAGGCTGATGTGTATTTTGACTTTGAACGAGAGGTAATGACAAATGCACAGGACAATGCACAGATTGAACTGACAGACGCGCAGACCCAGCAGGCTAAGATAAATACTTTGCTCAGCCTTCAGGCCGCTCTCGGTGACGACCTTGTTATTCAGAATATCTGCGAGGTGCTTGATCTCGATTATGAGAAAATCAAAAGTAAGTTGCCCATAAACGAAGAGAGGCTGTTGGCAACAGAGAAAAGTGTCCTGAGTGAAGTGGTGACGGATGAATAAATGGCAGAAAAATGTTCTCGGCAACCGCGCCGAAGCTGATGAAAGAATCCTAAAGCGCTTAAAAAAGACATATCAACAGGCTGAAAAGGATATCGATGACAACATAGCCGCTCTGATGGGGCGTACAGACGCAAAGAACCTACAGAGCATAACTTATCAGATAGAATACCAAAAGGCTCTCAAGAGCCAAATAAGCAGTATTTTAGAGGGCTTAAACTCAAATCAGTTTACGGATATATCACAGTATCTCGCAGAAAGCTACGAGGATGGATTTGTCGGTGTCATCTATGATCTCCAGGGGCAGGGTATTCCGCTTATCTTTCCTATCGACCAGGAGCAAGTTGTCAGATCATTAAAAAACAACAGCAAGCTTTCTAAGGGGCTGTGGGGATCGTTGTCGCATGGAAATTCAAAATTGCAGAACAACCTCCGTTCAGAGATTTCAAGAGGGTTCAGCCAAGGTCATTCTTATGCACAGATTGCGAGAAGCATCAGCAATCAAATGGACATCGGCTTTAACAAGGTCAGCAGAATTGTAAGAACCGAATCACACAGGATATCAAACGAGGCGGCTATGGATGCTATGCACAAGGCTAAAGATGTTGGTGCCGATGTCGTTAAGCAATGGGATTCGACCCTTGATAAACGGACAAGACCTCATCACGCGCAGCTCGATGGGCAGATCAGGGAACTTGACGAGCCGTTTGAGATTGCCGGGCATACAGCTATGTATCCGGGCGGTTTTGGCAGCGCATCTGAGGATATCCATTGCCGGTGCGCAGTTTTGCAGCGCGCGAGATGGGCAGTTGATGACGAAGACAATTCCTTTACTAAATGGGACGGTGTAAACCACGAGCTTTTAAATATTAAGGCTAAAAACTATGAGAACTTTAAAAAAGCCTACCGAAATATGGTTGATAAAAATCAAACTTTGAATGACGTAACCAATCGAGTATTAAAAAAAGCCGCTGCAGCAGAACCCGCCATTACAAAGGACTTGCAAAAAATTGTAGGGAGCACGCGCGGCACTATCAACTATGAGGTTAAAATTAACGGAGAAACCAAGCACGCGCTGGATTTCAAACTAAAGGGAGGAGGTTCACTTAAAAGAAAGATCACATCGGATTTTGTTGAAGGGACCGACTTAGATTATATAGAAGGGCACATATATGATGCTGTTCGGTATACGGACTTAGTAGACGGAGATTTTTTAGTCGAGGATTATATGAAAATCCAAACGGACCTTGAGGCGAAAGGATATAAAATCGTTCGAGTAAAAAACACACTCGGCGACGCAAGCAAGCCGTATCGTGGCTTAAATACCGTTGTTGAGGCTCCCAACGGTTATAAATTTGAATTACAGTTCCATACTCCGGAAAGTCTCGACGTTAAAGAACGCGTCCATGTACTTTATGAAGAACAGAGAAAAGACAGCACTTCAGCGGCGGACAAACTAAGACTCGACAAGGAAATGAGAGAGCTTTCTGCGGACTTACCGAATGTTAAAAATATTGATTCTATTAAGTCCTATGATAACCTCAAACGTTAACACTTTGTTTACACATTATTCGGGGACCTCGCGTTATAATAATAAATAGAGGAGGGCTCGAATAATGACAAAATATTATTTAGAAGATCTTGTGCCTCCTGGAAGGAAGCCACACCTGATTCGGCATAGGGATGATGCCCTCATTGAGCGGTATGCATATGGCTCTCACAGATGGGTTAATGATAGTGAGATGTTACAGATTTATACCGGTGATATTGATGTTAATCCAATTACTGAAGAAGAGGCAAAAGAGGTGATTGAGCGGTATGCTTGAACTCGCCAAAAAGATTTGTCAGGAGGCTCATAAGGGACAAGTTGATAAAGGCGGAGCACCATATTATTTGCATCCGTTTCATGTAGCGGATAATTGCAAAACGGAAAAACAAAAAATTGTTGCGCTCTTACATGATGTTATTGAAGACAATGGCCATTATTCACTTGATTATTTTATGTCTCAGGGCTTCAGTTCGGATGTTGTAGAAGCGCTTGACGCTATTACGCACAGAAAAAACGAAGATTACGAAACATATATTAAACGAGTAAAATCAAATGCGCTCGCAAGAGCTGTGAAAATTCAAGACTTGCGTCACAACTCAGATTTGACCCGGCTTAGAACCGTAACAGATGCTGATTTGGCTCGAGTTAAAAAGTATGAATATTACCTTAAAGCACTTGATTGAATTCAGGTGCTTTTTTTACACAATTTAATAAACAAGACAAGACGAAAAACGGCTGCAACATAAGCAGTGCGGAAAGGTCTTGTCTTTTTTATATTTGCCGGCGGGCGTTTAACGCAAAATCGTCTTGGTACAGACGCTTAAACAGACCTTTGCAGCGGCGACACCGCATATAAAAACCACGCAAAGAAAGGAAAGAACATGGAATTTTTAAAGGAAGTTTTGGGCGAGGATCTCTACAAGCAGGTTGAGACCGCCGTCAACACCTACAACGGAAGCGAAGCTAACAAGGAACACCCGATAAAATTGGGAAATCTCGGCGGCGGTGAATACGTGGGTAAGGGTAAATATGACGGCGTTATGTCGCAGCTTGCGGGTAAGCAGACCGAGCTCGATACGGCAAACAAACTGATTGCAGAACTTAAAAAGGGCACGAAAGGTGATGAGACGCTTCAGGGCAAAATAACCGGCTATGAAACGCAGGTTGCGAACCTTCAGAAGCAGCTGCAGGAGACCAAGATTAAGTCTGCAATCAAAGTTGCGCTGCTGTCCGAGAAAGCCGTTGATGTAGACTATATGGCATACAAGCTTGAATCAAAGCTGAGGGATGAAAACAAGGCAATCGAGCTTGATAACAATGACGGCATCAAAGGCTGGGAGAATATTATCTCCGGGCTGAAGACGCAATTTCCTCAGCAGTTTGAGTCATCGACCAAAAAAAAGATAGATGAACACAAACTCGAGCAGGGCGACGACGGGAAAAAGGATACCGTCACAAAAGAAGAGTTTTCTCGCATGGGATACGCATCGCGTGTAAAACTGCGTGAGAACAATCCCGAACTATACTCTGAATTGAACAAATGAAAGGAAAATGTAATCTATGGCAGATCTTACTAAAACTACAACTCTTGTAAACGGAGATGTTTTTGACCCCCAGGTTGTCTCCGACATGATCAATGCAAAAGTTAAAAAGAAAGCAGTTATGACCGGATATATCAAGGTTGACAACACGCTTGAGGGTGCGCCCGGTTCTACCGTTACCGTCCCCAAGTGGGGATATATCGGCGCAGCTGCGGACTATGCAGAGGGCGAGACAATCGACACCACCAAGATGGCTTTCACTACCTCGCAGTATAAAATCAAGAAGATCGGTAAGGGCGTGCGCCTGACTGACGAAGCGCAGCTTTCCGGCTATGGCGACCCTATGGGAACCGCGACAAATCAGGTCGCTCTTTCTATTTCCGAAAAGCTTGATAATGACCGCGTGGCGGTGCTCTATGAGGCCAAGAATGCGGTCGACGCAACTGCTGCAACACTGAAGTACAGTGCCATTGTAGACGGCGTGGATGCCTTCGGAGAGGAGGAGGACTCTCGCAAGGTGATTCTGATCCACAGCAAGCAGAAGACTCAGCTGCGCAAGGATTCAGATTTCCTCAGCGCGGATAAGTATGAGGCTGGAGTTCTTGCTTCCGGCGCAATCGGCAGAATTGCAGGATGTGATGTTGTCGTTTCTAACAAGGTAATCAAGTTTGACAACTGGTATAAATTCGACGAGACAAACGGCACAGCCGCCACTGAGAGCAATATTGCTGAGGTGCAGAAGTCGCTCCCCGGCGCGATTATCGGCGACAAAGTTACCAAGGTAACCACTGCGGCATACTTCAACCCGATCATTAAGCTCGATAACGATGCTGAGACCGAGGATGACATACCCGCGGTTACCTATTTCCTCAAGCGCGGCAATCTTGTAGAACATAAGCGCGAACCCGGTGTCGCAGACGATATCATTTGCACTGCCCACGGAATGCCCGCGCTGACTAATGAGGCTAAGGTCGTTATCCTCAAGGTTAAGGCATGATTGAAAGGGTGGTGAGCCCGAATGATTATGTCGGTTGAAGAATTGTTAGATTTTATTGATACCGATAAAAGCGATTCAGCCCTTCGGCTTATGCTCGAGGGGCTCGAAGCCTTAATTGCCCAGTATACCAATAATGCTTTCAAAAACCGCGTTACCGACGAGGTCGAATATCCGGCGAGTGTAAAGATGGCTGTAGTTGAAATAATGCGCTGGAAGCTCAGAAATGAAGCACAGAACAGTGCGGATGATACGAACAACAAGCCGGTGCAATCTGAAACACTGAGCCGACACTCGGTCACATATGCGCAGGACGCTTCTGAGACCGATATTGATGCGCGCTTCGGTGTTCCTAAAAAGTATACAGCTGTTTTCAAGTTGTATCAGCGAGCGAGGTTTTAGCATGAAACAAGTTGGCGGCAATGTGACAGCTCAGGTGCAGTTGAAAACAACCGGAACGAAAAACGAAATTGGTGAACGGGTTGCGCAGTGGGAAACGATTCATACGGTGAAGGGCTGGCTTGACCTTTCTGCAGGAGATTCTAAATACACGAACTATAGCACCAAACTGCAGGAATCTACGCACATCTTTATATGCGGCTATATAGCGCTGGACCCTCGCGTCAAAGCCGAGAACAGCAGATTGCTCATCGGCGGCAAGAGATATGACATCATGCTGATTGACAATCCGATGGGGATGAACAAGCACCTTGAGATATATCTGAAATTCACAGGAGGTCAATGATGGCGAGTGAAATCAAATACGAAGACTACTCTGATAAAGTCCTGTCGAAGATGGATAATATTATAATCGCCTGGCTGTATGAGGCTGCCGGGGAGCTGCAGGCGCAGGTCAAACGCAACACTCGGGTCGATACGGGGCAGTTAAAGGGGTCGTGGGATTATAAGGTCAACACGATAAAGCACGAGGCTACTGTCGGTTCGCCGCTTCAAAACGCTATTTGGAATGAATTTGGAACGGGTCAATATGCGCTGCACGGAGACGGTAGAAAGACCCCCTGGTTTTATGAAGATGCCAAGGGTGTGGGGCATTGGACCGTCGGTAAAAGGCCGCAAAGAAGTTTCTTTAATGCCTATGAGTCATGCAAGAATGTGATCCTCAGGGGCTTGCAGCAGAAAATTAAGGAGCTGTCAAAAGATGAGTAATGCAGTGTTGAAATATATCTCCGAAGCGCTGAATTCGGTTGGAGTCGATTATGAATTCGGCCAATGGAGCTCACAGCCGATACCGGATCCGTATTTCGTGGGCGAGTACACTGAATCTGAGCCGATAACGGAGGATGGTTTACAGGAAACCACTTTTTTGTTAACCGGTTTTTCCCGCAGCGCATGGGCTGTTTTAGAAAGCGCAAAAGCAAAAATCGAAAAACTATTTTCTTCCAACATTCGGGTGCTTGGTTCTGGCTCGGGTGTTGGAATTTTTTATGCCGGCGCAATGATCGTGCCGACAGATGATGCAGAACTAAAAAGAATACAAATAAATTTAACTGTTAAAGAATGGAAGGTGAATTAAATGGCACTTGGTGATGAATTTAAATCTTCTGGTATTACTGCCAATACCCCCAAAACGGTTATGCTCGGCGCAGGTACCATTCACAAAGGGCTGCAGTTTACTGCCGGTTCAGATGGCGCGGCCGGAACATGGAATTTTGAGGAGTCTCTTATCTGCGCCACATCAGGCGGCTCTAAGCTGTCTATTAAGCCGGAGTTCTATGATGTTCCGGTTGACGGCGCTCTTGTAAAGGTGAAGGGGCTTACGGTAAAGGTCGGTGAGACCGCGCAACTCGAAATCAATCCTATTGAAATGACCCCCGAGATTTTTAAAATGGCTGTCATCGGTGATTCCGAGACTTCTACGACGGCAACCGGCTACGATGAAATCACTTCTCGTGCAACTATCGCGACCGGAGATTATATCACCAATCTCGGTTATGTTGGTAAGACGATTGAGGGCAAGCCCATTATCATTATTTTTGATAATGCTCTTTGCACGTCCGGCCTTGAGCTTGAGGGCAAAAACAAAGAGGCGGCAGTCCCGGCATTTACATTTGAATGTTTTGCCGATCTTACCCCGGAGGCCGATACGCTCCCGTGGCATATCTATTATCCGACTCCCGCAGCAGGTTAAAGAAAGGATGACTTGAACAATGAGCGAAAAAACATATGAGTTCCGGGAACTGCGTTCAACAGACCTTTTCCCGATGCTTAAAATAATGAATAAAATCGGTTTCCGTAAGTTTAAGGATTGTTTTAAATCGCCGGAAATCGCAAGCATGGCTAAAAGTGCCAATGCGGATTCCAAAGTCGTGGAAAATATAGGAATGTCAGTCCTTTTTGATGTCGTTGGAATCGTCCTTGAAAACATTCCCGCTTGCGAAGACGATATTTATTCTCTCCTTGCCAGCGTCTCTAATCTGGGCAAGAAAGAAGTTCAGGAAATGGGGATGAGCGCGTTTATAGAGATGATTGTTGATTTTATCAAGAAGCCGGAGTTTAAGGATTTTTTCAAGGTTGTTTCAAGATTGTTCAAGTCGGAGATATAAAGTTCATGGACGGCCTGTTTTCCAAATACGGCAGTCCTTTTCTTTTGGTGGATGGGATGATCCAAACACAGAGACTTTCTGATTTCGTGGACGATTTTCTCAGCCTGGAAAGCGAAAAAAAGAGCTGGGAATTTTACCTGCACAAGGTGTTTGACAGATCGTTTGACGAGTTTGAATCATCCTTGCCAAGAAAACAGAACGTTTCTGAGGAACACCTTGAAACAACCATAAAATACTCGAGGTCCGTTTTGAGTGGTTTTATCCCCACAGAAAGAGGGGTGAATAATGGAACTATTTAAGATTTTAGGAAAAATCGTTGTTGAAGACGAAGAAGCGAGACAAGCGATTCAAAACACCGCTGGAGAAGCCGAGGGCGCCCAAGATAGAATGTCAGGTGCGTTTAAAAAAATCGGTGCCGCGGTCGCTACCTATTTTGCTGCTGATAAAATCATCGAGTTTGGCAAAGAAGTAGTAAATACAGCCGCCGAGATCGATGCGGAAACATCAGCGTTTGGGCAGATAATGGGGAATTATTCCGAACAGGCAGCGGAGAAGGTCGGCAAAATTGCAGATGCAACGGGTATAGTTGCGACGCGATTGAACCCATACATGACAAGCATGACTGCTAAGTTTAAAGGTCTCGGATATGATGTCGCGGACGCCACAGATTATGCTTCGCGCGGTTTGAACCTGGCCGCTGATGCGGCAGCCTTTTGGGATGTATCGCTTGACGATTCTATGGGACACTTGAACAGTTTTATAAACGGTTCATATGAAGGCGGCGAGGCAATCGGACTTTTTGCAAATGACACGCAGCTGGCTATGTATGCAGTAAAGACCGGACTTATCGGCGCTACTAAAGATTGGGCAAATCTTGACGAAGCCACCAAACAGGCAACGCGGCTTGATTATGCTGAAAATATGTTCAAACAGTCTGGAGCAACCGGACAGGCAGCACGAGAAGCGGACCAATATGCAAATGTGCAGGCCAACCTGAATGAAAAGTGGAGACAGTTCAAAGGCGAGATTGGTCAACCATTGTTGCAGAACCTCGTTCTCCCCGCTATGCAAAAGCTGTCTGGTCTTGTGAGTGTACTGAGCGGCGGATTTGAGAGATTAAAAACATGGGTATCTGAAAACAGGGAAACCGTTGAAAAGTGGAAAACGGTTTTCTTAGCCGCAATGTATGTGCTGCTTCCGGTACTTGCCGGGCTCACCACGGGAATGCTGGCTTATAAGGGTATAGTGTTTGCTACAACTGCAGTGGAAAAAGCCGCTGCGATTGCAAAAGGAATACACGCCGTTGCAACCGGCGGACTTACAAAGGCACAGCTGGCGGCAAAGCTTGCTCAGATGGGACTCAACTCTGCGATGCTTATGTCGCCGATAACCTGGATCATAGCACTTATCGCCGCCCTCGTTGCCGCATTTGTAATACTTTGGAAGAAGTGCGACGGATTCAGAGAGTTTTGGATTAATCTTTGGGACGGGATTAAAAACATAGTGGGCGTGGTTGTAAATTGGATAAAAGAGAATTGGCAGGCAATGCTGCTGTTTCTCGTTAGCCCATTGGCGGGTATCTTTAAATACTGCTACGATCACTTTGATGGTTTCCGCACTTTTGTTGACAGCACTTTTAATAAAATAAAAAGCGCAGCGACAACGGCGTGGAATGCCATAAAGCACGCTATAACCCACCCGATAGAAACGGCGAAAGATATAATTAAATCACAGCTCGATAAGATCAAGAGCTTTTTTGATAAGTTGAAATTGAAGTTTCCCAGCATAAAACTCCCGCATTTCAGTATCAAAGGGAAATTCAGCCTTGATCCCCCGTCGGTGCCGAAGTTAAATATTGATTGGTATGCAAAAGCCATGCACAATGCAATGCTGCTGAATAGCCCGACGATCTTCGGAATGAACCCCGCTGGGCAGTTTATGGGCGGCGGTGAAGCAGGACAAGAAGTCGTTTCCGGCGCAAGCACGCTGATGAATATGATTCAAGCTGCTGTTAGGAATGAAAATTACGCAACGTCATATTACCTCGAGCGGCTTCTTGCTATTCTCGCGGAATACTTCCCGGAAATCATCGAGAAGCTTGATAAAGAAATAGTGCTTGACGATGGGACGCTTGTTGGAAGGCTCGCGCCAAAGATAGATAGGGAACTCGGGAGTATTAACAAATTGAGACTGCGGGGTACTTAACACATGAAAGGAATAAAATTTGGGAACTACCATTCATGGGATGATTTTTCTCTCATTCTCAACAGCAAAGAGATTGAAGCTCCTTCTCCAAAGATTGAGACTGTTGACATACCGGGCGGGGACGGTCTTATCGACTATACCGAGTATTTCGGCGAAGTAAAATACAGCAATCGCAAGCTCAAATTTGACTTTTCAACTGTTGTCGCCCAAGGCAGCTTTCTTTCCTTGTTTTCAACAATTCAGAACAAGATTCACGGCAGAAGGTTGAAAATCGTTCTCGATGATGATCCGGAATACTATTACTTGGGCAGAATTACGGTCGATAGCTGGAAAGCCGATAGGGGTATTGGCAAAATCACAGTCGAATGCGACTGTGAGCCATATAAATATAAGCAGAACAAAACATCTGTAACGAATGCTGTAACAGATAGCGCAGAATTAACCTTCGCAAATTCCCGTAAGTCAGTTGTACCCGCTATTACATTAACTGCTGCCGCGCAAATTAGTTTTGGCGGCAGCACATACGCTTTCGGCGCAGGAACTACAACAAGCGGCGAGATTGTGTTCGTGCAGGGAAACAACGCCATGACAGTTAATGGAAACACAACCATTACCGTTGAATATCAGGAGGGGGAGCTCTAATGCGCTATAAAGTATACTGCGACGACTTTCTGATATTAGATACGCAACGGAGCGATTTGATTCTGTTCGAACCGCAGCTAAACCTCGAAGTCAATAAAACCGGCTCTTTTACATTTGGCATCAATTCATCGCACCCGCACTATGATAAGCCGAAAAAGTTAAAGTCCATTGTACGCGTGTATCAGGACGAGTATTTGCTGTTTCGTGGACGTGTGTTAAATGACAGCCAGGACTGGTATAACAAAAAGCAAGTTTCCTGTGAAGGGGAACTTGCTTTTTTGCTGGACTCTGTTCAGAGACCGTATGATTTTCAGAGCGGCGAGAAGCATACAACCGTGAGCGAATTGTTCGCGTATTTTATCGCAAACCATAATGCACAGGTTGGAGCCGACAAGCAGTTCAAGGTAGGAACAATAACCGTCATAGACGAAAATGATTATATTGTTCGCGCGGATAGCACATATCTGAGCACATGGGATTCGATTGAAAAGAAATTGATAGACTCTTTTGGCGGCTATCTGTGGGTAAGACATGAATCAGACGGAAATTATATTGACTATCTCACTGATTTTACCACACTTAGCCCTCAGTCGGTTGAGTTCGGGAAAAACCTTCTTGGGCTGTCAAAAACGGTAAAAGGCGAAAATGTCGTAACAGCTTTAATCCCGCTTGGTGCCCGAATTGTAGACGACAACGGAACGGAAACCGAACAGCGCGTAATGATAACTGATCTCCCGGATGAAACAAGCGGAGACATAAGAAAAAAAGATGATTATGTCTATAGCGTTTCTGCGGTTGAAAAATACGGTTATATTTTTAAGAGTCAGACATGGGATGATGTAACTGAGCAGTCCAATCTTCTGCGCAAATCAAAGGCACAACTGGCGGCAAATATAAATCTTCCGGCTTCAATCGAATTGAGCGCTGCGGATTTGGCGGCAGCTGGTTTTGCGGTCGAGTCGTTTCGCATCGGCAATTATATCAAGGTCAAGACTGTGCCTCACGGGGTTGACGGCAATTTTCTTGTGAAAAAGCTTTCGATTTCTCTTCTGAATCCTGCGTCAAACAAAATAACGGTTGGCGCGGAGTATCAGACCTTCACTGACCAATCAAACGATGTACGAAAGAACTTTGACAAAGTGGCGCAGGATGTCGAGGGAGTTAAAAATGATTATGCGAGTATCACGCAAGATATTTCACGCCAGATTAGTTCGGGATTGTCACAAACTTCTGATGAGATTTTGAGCAAGGTTGCAGAGGATTATTATCTTAAGTCCGAAACAGATAAGCTTATCAGTTCGGTAAGTACGGAAGTTTCGCAAACCAAAGACGAAATCAGCATTCGATTCAATCAATTCAATCAGAGCGTAGAGGATCTTCAGGCTGGTACCGACGCAAAATTTCAGGACATAAGCAAATATATCCGATTTGTCGACGGCAAAATTATTCTCGGCGTAGTCGGAAATGAGCTGACCTTGCAACAGCAAAACGACAGGATTTCATTTATTCAATCGGGAAATGAGGTCGCTTATTTTTCAAACAATAAGCTCTATGTGACGGACGGAGAGTTTATCAATTCCATGAAGCTTGGAAAATTTGCTTTTCTTCCTCGGGCAAACGGAAACTTATCATTTGTAAAGGTGGTGGACTGATGGCATCTTGCACATGGAAAAGCACAGTGAGCGGTGCGCCCTACGCGACACTCACTGTTACGCAGAACTCAAGAAGTACCGAGAATAACTATTCGGTGATTGCGTATTCGCTTGTGCTTTATCGTCCATACAGCGTCAGTTCAAGTGCCGCTAAATCGTATTCTGTAACGATTAACGGCACGAAAGTAAAGAGTGGCACAGTGACGATTGGAGGCAGCGGTAACAAAACGATTGTCAGCGGAACAACGAATGTATATCACGACGCTGACGGTACGAAGACACTAAGCTTTTCCTTTTCACTCGCGTTGGAACTGACATGGAACGGGGCGTGGATTGGTACTGCCGCCGCAGACGGTTCAACGAGCCTTGTTGCTATTCCCCGGGCATCAGAAGTAAGTGTTTCAGCCCAGTTAGGGATGGCACCATTTGGCAGCGCCCTGACAATAACTTGTAATCGCGCTTCAAATAGCTTTACCCATACGCTTACTTATCGCTTCGGAGACGCAACGGGTACTATAGCGACAAATGTCGGAACATCCTGTTCATGGACACCTCCGTGGACTCTTGCAAGTCAGATTCCTGACAGCACGAGAGGCAATTGTGTAATCACGTGTACCACTTATAACGGATCTACGGTCATTGGTACTGATAAGACGGGATTCAACTTATACATCCCCGCCAATAAAGCTTCGCCGAGTGTTGACACAGTAACAATCAGCGAAGCGACCGAAGGACTCGCCGCTAAATTTGGAACATATGTGCAAAACAAATCTAAATTAGCCGTTTCTGTGACCGGCTCGGGCAAATACGGAAGCACAATCAAAAGCTATAGCGTAGAGATTGAATCCACAACATACGCGGGAAGCTCAATAACCTCTGAACTTCTCACATCAAGCGGAACGGTTGATGTTGTCGCGCGCGTGACTGATAGCCGAGGAAAGGTTGGAGTCAAAACGACCACTGTTTTGGTGGCAGAGTATTTTGCGCCGATAATCAACAGTATGCAGGCGCGGCGAATCAACACTTCGGGAGATGACGCAACTGAGGGTACGCGAATAGCTGTCTGCATGAGCTACGCGGTCGCGTCTGTGAACAATAAAAATGATAAGTCCTGTGTGCTTAAGTACAAAAAATCTACGGACTCGGATTTCACAACATTTTCTTCCGGTACAGCGAGCGCCACTTATAACGGAACGCAAAAATTTACTTCCGCACCCGAGATTTCAACCGACTATGCATATACCATCAGGCTTGAGATTTCAGATTACTTCCAGACTACCGTTTATGAATGCGAAATCTCAACAGGTTTTACGCTGCTGGATTTTCGCAGCACCGGAAAAGGAGTCGCGATCGGAAAAGTTTCCGAAAAAGACAAACTTGAGGTGGCGATGGTTACTGAATTTTATAGCCTCGTTAATTGCCATGCTTATGATCCACCAAACGAAGGGGCGGTTACCGGATATCAACAGCTTTATCGTACCGACGGCTCAGTGTCGGCTTATTTGACTGTTGCTGACGCTGACGAAAACGGAGTGGGGTTGTCATTTTGGGATAAGGACGGTAAATACACCGGAACGATTCGAGTCAAAGGCAATGGCGACATAGATCTGCCGGCGCAGGGCTATGAGTTTACCCTGAAACCATACTTTACGTTAAACCGCGCGACCGTATCAAGGCAGGGCAATGTTGTCACTATTTATGCAAGTGTCAAGTATGTAGGCGCTTTGAACGCCGGAACAAACATCGAAGTGGGAAGCGTTCCGGAAGATTTGGCGCCGGCAAACTCAGTGGCAACGGCGGGACTGCAAGGAAGCACGAATACTTGCAGTGCCTGGGTACAGAACACTGGAAAAATATGGTTGAGACCACATGCAAACTCAGTGGCCGATGATGCCTTTGAATTCATGCTGGCTTACAATAAAGCAGCATCATGGCGGACGCCGGAGGAGGTGACTACATGAGCGGTGTAAACATCTTCTTGACGGTGTTGAGTGTCGTCAGCACCATATGCGCTATCGTCTTTGGCTATGTAGCATACAAGCGCAACGGCAAGCACGACATCAAGGCAGAGGGCGAAAAGGACGGCACGATACTGACCGAGCTTGGCTACATAAAGAGCGGCGTTGATGATATCAAACAAAAGCAGGAAAAGCAGGACGATCGGATCGGCAAAGTCCTTGAGCGTCTGTCATATGTCGAATCGTCCGCCAAACAGGCGCACCACAGGATCGATACGATCGAACAGCAGCTTTATAAAAAATAAGGAGGTTATTTCATGTTCGCAGAATTTTGGTCGGAGTACGGCATGACACTGATTTACACGGTTTTGACAGCCATCCTCGGTTTTGTCGGTATAGCGGTGAAGAAAATCATCGCCAAATTTACCACGGACAAAACCAAAGAAGCGGTGGTAAGAACCTGTGTAAACGCCGCAGAACAGCTGTATAAAGATTTACACGGGGCTGAAAAGCTTGCAAAAGTTAAGGAAAACATTATTGAAATGCTCAATGAAAAGGGCATAACGATTTCCGAAATCGAAATGGACATGCTCATCGAAGCGGCGGTTGCGGAGATCAACAAGCAACTTAAAAAGGAGAGCGGTAAAAATGACAAAGACTAACACCGGGCTTGTGTCGTATGCGAGAGCAAATCTCGGAAATCCGTACTGGTACGGCACCTTCGGGCAGGTCGGCACACAGACGCTGCTTGACTCGAAGCGCAAGCAGTATCCGTCTTTTTATACAAGCGCCAGATATGCGGCGTGCAAGAAAGATATCGGCAAGCGCGTGCATGACTGTGTCGGTTTGATAAAAGGCTACCTGTGGAGCGACAGCGCTACAGCCGCGCCGAAATATAGCGCCGCGCAGGATGTGTCGGCTAACGGTATGCTTGCCAAATGTACCGAACACGGCAACATAAACAAGATACCCGAGATACCCGGCGTCCTAGTGTTTATGGATGGTCATGTGGGTGTGTATGAGGGCAACGGCTATGTTATCGAGTGTACCGTCTCATGCGGCGGTGGCGTCGTCAGAACCGCGCTTAAGAGTCGTCCCTGGGTACATTGGGGCAAATGTCCTTGGATAAGTTACAACAGCACTACAGCGGCACAGAAGCCGTCAGAATCGACCTCGAAACCGGGCGGCGGCATAAAGGTCGGAGATAAGGTAAAGATAACCGGCACGAACTATGCCACGGGACAGCGCGTACCTACTTGGGTGAAGCTGCGCAAATACACCGTAAGCAAGGTGCAGGACGGTAAAGCTCTGCTCAAGGAGATCAGCAGCTGGGTGCATACCAAAGATATAACAGTAGTATCGACGGCAAAGAAAGGTGTTGCAGTCGGTAGCACAGTGACCATCAAGAAAGGCGCTGTTTACGGCGGCTGTACCTCAGCGCGCGGAAAAGCGGTCCCGTCCGCTCAGCTTGCACCGACAAAGCACAAGGTAAGCAGGATACAGACAAACAAAGGCGTCAAAGAAGCCCTGCTCGGCGATATATCGAGCTGGGTAGCGGTGGCGAGCCTTGAGGAGGTATGATCTTATGGGAATAGCGATTCTGTATAATCTGCTCAACATGCTCGGACTCTACGGAGCTTGGGCTCTTGTTCAGATACTTAAGCTCTTCGGAGTGATATAAAAATGGCCGGGCAGGGGATTTTCCTCTGCCCGGCTTTTTGTTTTGTTACTAGTCTTCATACGCGACGGCTGCCATTATTTCTTTAAATTTTTAAGGTTTATCCATGATTTATTATACCCCATAATGTTCATGACTTCACAAATAGAAACAGTGTGTAATTCCTTGGCAAGCTTTCCAAACGCGATCTTCATGGCGGATACGAAATCATTTATATCGGATTTACTTAAAAGCATTGCAAAAACGATAGCAATGGCGTATGCGTCGTTCGTTCCTGATGTGTACGAGCCATTTGTGTCTCTCGGCAAATCAAGAATATGTAGATTGGGTATGCTTTTAGTGTGGAGACTCATGCGAAACTTAATGTCAAAAAATCTTTCATCGTGGGCGCATTTATTTCGAGCCAAACTGCACATGTCCATGTACTTGTGCAGTTCTCTACTGTTAATTCCAAAAGCTTTTGCAATCTTCACTTTATCAGCAGGTTTCATAAGTTTATAGAAAGTGGTAATCTTACCAAAGGTAAGCACATTGACTAGCACCCACAGAGGTATATATCCGTATTCGGACATATAATGAGTTACTACTTGATGATGTTTACTCATTTGACGAGCGACTTCTCGCTGAATATCACCGATCAGCTTAATTACAGAACCGATATTCTCTTCCGCACTGAGATGTTGAATGTGCGCAAGATCGGTCTCCATATTTAATTTATTGTTTTTAGCAATTTTATCCAGAACCCTATTGTCTGTAGATGGATCCGTATAAAAATTCTCTAACGTTAGATAGTTGTCATGACCATAAAGGCAAGAAAACTCATGCGCTAAAATGGTTTTAAAAGAATTCTCAACTTTTAGCAGATATTTTAAATAGATATGCCGCACTTCACGATCAAATTCGTAGAGTGCATATACCTCAGTGAAAGTAGTGCCGGGCTTATACCTTTCGACTGTTGAGGTTGAGGCGGAATCAAGAAACAAGTCCTTGTAACCATTGATTACGTTATAGTAATTCTCTTTTTCGAGAATTCGCATAGCACGGGAGCCTTGTGAGCCCTTATTAATAACCATACCGCGATCACGCAACACCGTGAGTAGCTGTCGATACGTTTTATATTTTTTATCTGCCAT